GGACAAGGCCGCATGAAATCGAGTCGGACGCGGACGAGTTTGTTGGTGCGCTCGAAGCGATCGAAACTGATGCGGAGATTACTGAAGGCGAGTACAGCTACGCTGAACTCTGCAAGCTGTGCCCGGAGTTTGAATGAGCCGGGGCCGTCAGACACTAGACGGCGCCGCAGTGCGCCGGGTCCAGGTGATGCTGGACGATGCGACGATTGACCGGGCGAAAGCGCTCGGCGGCGGGAATCTGAGCCGAGGAATTCGGGCTGCACTCAAGGAGGATAAAATGGACAGGCACCAAATCGAGGCCATCTGCCAGATGGCGGAAGCGACGCACGATTACAACCGAGGCGTGCTGTGGGCGCTTGGTCACCACCGGCTCGCCCTGGCGCACGAAAGCGCCTGCAAGTGGGTGGAAATGCTTGTCGCCGAGCGCGATCTGCTGATCCCGGAGGGGGCGAGTCCGCTTGACCCTCTGCCACCTGAAGCGGAGAAGAAGCAACAGGAGATCGACCGAGAGCGCGCGCACCGCGACGCCACTTGGGCGCCGATCCAGGCAATCATCGACGAGGCCCGCCGTCTGCGCGACGAGGCTGATCCGATGGGGATGGGTCAAGCTGTGTAGCGCAAGACTGCCGCTTGATCGCCCGCCTTGGCAGCGACCCAAAGAACCCGCTTCGGCGGGTTTTTTTACGCCCGATGCCGTATAGCATCACGTCATAAAAAAGACGTAGTAACGTCGCGCCATCGCAGATTCTGCGCGCTCTTTAAGCAGTGACCGGCCCTCGAACAACAACAATATCGCCGTCCGCCTCCGGTCAATGGGGCGGGTTGTCAAGGGCCCCGCTCGCGCTGAATTTCTGCACCCCACGTCCCGGACACTCCATCGCCCACTCGGTCGCATACCCCTGGGAGTGAGCCGGGCGCCTCGATGCGTCACCCTCGAAGGAGGTGATCCATCCGGGCCGGTGAAACGCCGGCCGCCGTCGTGATGACGACACACTCCCGCAGCCGGACACCCCGGACACGAGGAACACCCCATGATCGATCCCCAAGAGCGCGCCTGTGCGCACTGCAACCACGCCAAGCACGCCGCCGACGACATCTACGAGTGCCGCGTGTTGCCGCCCGAGACCGTCGACGGTGAGGGCGACGAGATCCGCATGGTGTTTCCGCTGGTGATGGCGGACATGTGGTGCGGGCAGTTTGCGCGCCGGGTGAATTGAGGGCGGGATGGCGCGCAAGGCTGTTGACTGGGAGGCCGTTGAGCGGGAGTACCGCGCAGGCATCCGGTCGCTGAGAGACATTGCCGGAGAGGTTGGCGTATCAGAGGGCGCGATTCGCAAGCGCGCAAAGGCCGAAGGATGGGAGCGCGACCTTTCCGCAAAGATCGACGCGAAGGCTGAGGCGCTGGTACGCAAAGCCGAGGTACGCAGCAAAGTACGCAGCGAAGGAAGTACGCACGACGAGCGCACAATCGTTGAGGCAAACGCGCAGGTTATCGCAGACACGGTGCTCAACCAACGCCGCGACGTTTCCCGAAGCCGCTCCATCGTGCAAAAGCTCTTTGACGAACTGGAAGCGCAAGGCGACGGACTCGAAGAGCTCGCCATGCTCGGCGAGGCGCTCGAAAGCGGCGACGAAGAGAAGCTTGCGCAGATCGCCCGCAAGGTGATCGCGTTCCCGTCGCGCGTCGATTCTGCGAAGAAGCTGGCCGAGTCGCTGCGCACCCTGGTCGAACTCGAGCGCAAGGTGCTGCGCATCAAGGACGACACGAACCTGGACGACTTCGCCAAGAAGATCGGCGAGGGCGCCGCGCTCTCCGGCATGGACGCCTATCGGCAGATGTGCAATGGCGGCTGAGAAGGTCGAGACCGTCCTTCCCGCGCTGGACTGGAAGCACCCGGACTACGAGCCGATCATCCAGGAGCGCATGCGCCGGCTGCAGACGATCCGCAGCACGCCGGGGATGGTTGAAGGACTCAAGGAGTTCTACAAGGAAAACCCGGCGCAGTTCATCACGGACTGGGGCGTGACGAGCGACCCGCGAAACGCGGACGTGGGCCTGCCGGTGACGGTTCCTTTCGTGCTGTTCCCGAAGCAGGCCGAGTTCATCGATTGGCTGGTGGAGCGCTGGAAGGGACGCGAGGACGGGCTGGTCGAGAAGTCCCGCGACATGGGTCTGTCGTGGCTGTGCGTGAGCATCGCTGCAACGCTGTGGCTGTTCAACCCCGGCATCGTGATCGGCTTTGGTAGCCGGAAAGAGGAGTACGTCGATCGCATTGGCGATCCGAAGTCGCTTTTCTGGAAGCTGCGGGAGTTCATCAACAACCTGCCCATCGAGTTTCAGCCGAGCGGATGGAATGCGGACAAGCACGCGCCTTTCATGCGAGTGCTGAACCCGGAGAACGGCGCAGCGATCGTCGGCGAGGCGGGTGACAACATCGGTCGCGGCAACCGGACGGCAATCTACTTCAAGGACGAATCAGCCTTCTACGAGCGCCCGGATGCCATTGACGCAGCGCTCTCGCAGACCTCGAACTGCAAGATCGACGTGAGCACGCCGAACGGCTCGGGCAATCCGTTCTACCGCAAGCGCTTCGGCGGCAAGCTCAAGGTCTTTGTATTCGACTGGCGCGACGATCCGCGCAAAGATGAAGCGTGGTATCAACGCCAGTGCGAAACCCTTGAGCCGCATGTCGTGGCGCAGGAGATCGATCGCAACTACGAGGCGTCAGTCATCAACGCCTTCGTGCCAGGCCCGTTGGTCGATGATGCGATGCGCCGAGGGCCGACGCAGGTCGAGGCGATCGGCCGGCTGCGCGTAGGCGTCGATCCGGCGCGCTTCGGGAACGACAAGTTCGCGGTGACGATTCGCCGCGGCCGGCTGGTGCTCAAGATCGAGGAGACGCAAAAGCTCGACTCGATCCAGGGGGCAACGTGGGTCAAGTCTCTGTTGGACCCCTACGGTGAGATGCCGGGTCAGATCGCGGTCGATGAGATTGGCGTAGGTGCAGGCGTGGTCGATCAGCTTCGCGGCTGGTATGGCGACACGGTGGTGGGCGTGAATTCCTCGCTGCGCATGGATGGCGACGCAGGAAGCGAGTTTCGCGGCCTGATCGCCACGAAGGCGATGTACTACAACATGCGCGCCCTGATGTGGGGCGAGATGCGCGAGTGGCTGGCAGGCGCATCGATGCCGATGGATCACGAACTGAAAGCCGAACTGACCGCGCCGCGCTACAGCTACCGCGGCGGCTCGCTGATCCTCGAGAGCAAGGACGACATGAAGGCGCGCGGGGTGAAGTCGCCGAACAGAGCGGACTCCCTGGCACTGACCTTTGCGGACCCGCGAGAGCCGCAGCAGATCCTCTCGCACCCGGTATTCGGCGCAGCAGCTCACGCACAGATCGGCAGGAAGCCGGCAAGCCGCGCGGGCTACTAGCGACAGACGAAAAAATGCCCCGGCGGTGTTGGAAGCACCCCGAGGCGCGGCCAATCCTCAGGGCAGGACTGACATGGACAAGTATAGCCAATCGCCGAAGGGCGAGGAAACCGCACGCCAGTACATCGATATGGAGACTGGTGAGCTCGTAGAAATAAGCATAAAGAGTGGCGACCCTGAATCCCGCGAGCAGCAAGGGACTGTGTTGCCAAATTTGGCACTCAAGGGTGGCGAATCTGTCAACATCGCCTACCCATTCAAGTGGGTGGCGGTTTTCCTGCCTGCGTTCAAGCGCATCATCCAGGCTGGCCTGACGAACCGCGAAGCCAATGTGCTGTACGAGATGCTGCAAGAGCTCCAGTACGGCAACAAGATCGACGTGCCACACAGAATCATCGCCGAGAACCTTGGGATTGACCGAGCGAACGTTTCGAGGGCGATCAAGAAGCTGGTCGATGCGGAGATCCTTCAGAGGCTGCCGGACCCGAACGACAGCGGGCGCAGCATCTACAAGCTGAACAACATCGTCGGCTGGCGAGGTAAGTCGTCAGACTGGCACAAGGACAGAGAGCGCGGATCAAACAACGTGATTCGCGCCAACTTCAGGAAGCGGCCCGCCAAGTAGCGGGCCTTTCTGTTTTAGAGCCTGCCCGACAGGCTCAAAGGCACCCCCTTATGGCTGATCCTCAATCCGACTACTCGGAGGTCGCATCGCGCGTCTTCGCGGGCGACACTGCCGCCGCCGACAACCCGCTGTTCGGGCTCGGTCAGGATCTGATGAGCGAGTTCCTGCGCGCCGAGACCGAGCGCCGGGAAGTCGAGGAACGCTGGCTGCAGGACTTGCGCCAGTACAAGGGGCGCTACGACCCCGAGGTCGAGAAAGAGATCGTCGGCAGCAAGGCGTTTTTGCGCAAGACCCGGATCAAGATCGAGTCGGTCGATGCGCGCATGACTGATCTGCTGTTCCCGGCCAACCGCGAGCGCAACTACCAGGTCGAGGCCACGCCCGAGCCGAGCATCCCGGCGCCGCAGAAAAAGAAGCTGGTCGAGATGCTGACGCAGCTCAATCAAGGCCAGAAGCCCGACGCGCAGACGATCAAGAGCGCAGTGAAGGACTTCGCCGACCAGGCTGCGCGCCGGATGGATGACCGCATCCACGATCAACTGACCGAGGCCAAGTATCGCAAGGTCGCGCGCTCCGTCCTGCACTCGGGCCACCTCTACGGCACCGGCATCCTCAAGGGGCCGTTGGTCGAGCATCGCACGCGCCTGACCTACCAGTGGGACGACGAGAAGGGCCGCTTCGTGCAGACCGTCCAGCGCTTCTCGGCGCCGTTCCTGTCGGACGTGCCGATCTGGCACTGGTATCCCGACATGAGCGTGACCGAGCTCGAGCACTGCGGGTTCGTGTGGGAGCGTCACCGCCTGTCGCGCAAGGACATCGCGGATCTGGCCGAGCGAAAGACCTTCGCAAGCGACAAGATCCGCAACTACATCAACAGCAACCCGGACGGGTTCATTCGGCTCTTCTGGTACGAGCACGAGCTGCGCGAGATCGGCGACCAGCGCACGCTGATGACGTCCACGCGCTCCGGGCAGTACGACCTGTATGAGCGCTGGGGCTACCTCTCGGGCGACAAGCTGCGCGCCTGCGGCGTGGAGGTGCCTGACGACCGGCTGCACGAGAGCTTCTTCGCAAACGTCTGGCTGCTGCCTGATGGCGAGGTGATCCGTGCCGTGCTGCAGCCCATCGAAGGGCAGACGTGGCCGTATCAGCTCTACTACCTCGACAAAGACGAAACCTCGATCTTTGGCGAAGGGCTGGCGTCGATCATGCGCGACGACCAAGAGATGATCAACGCGGCGATTCGCATGCTGCTCGACAACGCTGCGAAAACCGCCGGCCCCCAGTTCGAGGTCTATGTGCCCGCGTTCCCCGCGAACGCGAACCTGACCGACAGCTATCCCGGCAAGATTTGGCCGCGCATCGGCGGCGACATGCAGTTCCCGGCCGTGCGCCCGCTGGAGTTCCGCGCGCACATGCAGGAGCACTTGGCGATCCTGGAAATCTTCGATCGCAACGCCGACGAGACGACCGGCATCCCGAAGTACAGCTACGGCGACAACCCGCAGAAGGGCGCGGCCGGCACCGCTTCGGGGTTGTCGATGCTGATGGCGCAGGCCAATACGCACCTGAAAGACTTGGTGGCGAACTGGGATGAGGGCGTCACGAAGCCCTTCATCGGCGCGCTCTACCGCTGGAACATGCAGTTCTCCCGCGACGACAGCATCAAGGGCGACTTCGAGGTCAAGGCGACGGGCGTCTCGAGCTTGATGGCCAAGGAAGTCAAAGCGCAGGCGCTCGCGCAGTTCGGCGCCACCCTGCAGCCCGAAGAGCGCGCGTACATCAAGTGGGCGCAGCTCGCGGAAGAAAAGGCCAAGACGCTCGACCTGGGCGAACTCATCAAATCTCAGGAAGAAGTCGAGCAGGAAATGCAGTCGCCTGCAGCACAGATGGCGCAGCAGATGCAGCAGATGGCCCAGCAGCTTGCGATGGCCGAGCAGGAGGCCAAGGTCGCCAAGCTCAAGGCCGAGGCCAACAAGATCGAGGCCGAGCGGCTCAATCGCATGGTCGAAGGCATCTACGCCGCGATGCAGGCCGCAGGCGTGGCCGCGCAGTCGCCGGCCGTGGCTGCAGGCGGGGACGCCATTCTGCAGTCCGTGGGCTACAAGGACGCCACGCCCAACGATCCGGTGACGGGCAATGCGCAACAGCAAACCGCCGCAGCGCCCGTTCAGGGCGGTCCCGCACCCGCGCCGATGGCCGACCCGAACGCCGGGCAGCGCGCAGGCATTGAGACGGCGCAGATCGAGGTGACGCAATGAGACCCATCACCGACGTGACCGAGGCCGGCAAGGCCGCGGCTGACGCGCACACCGAACTCACAAAGCACCGCCACTCGGAACCGTACCGCCTGACGGTCGACTGGCTCGATGCGCTCGCGGCGCAGCACCAGGCGCAGGCCGTGACCATGCAGCCCGAAAAGCTCGCCGAGAACCAGGTTCGGATTCGGCACCTGATCGCGCTGCGCGATGCGCTTGTGGCGCAGACGGGCGCGACGGGGTTCGTGTTCTGAGTTCATCCATTTCAAGACCGATCAAGACCGCCTTCTGAGGCGGTTTTTTTTCGCCCGTCTCTCGGGCCGCGCACCGGCTCAAAGGAGGGCCAAAGACCATGATGAAAGACAAGAAGATGGACGAGTACCGCAAGGCGTTCAACGAAGGCGGCGCCGTCGAGTCGTCCGCCGAGGACATGAACGTCGCCGACAACAAGACGACCGAAGCGGCGCCCGAGGGCATTGCGGAGACGCCGGCCGTGGCCGTGGTGATCGCCGAGGGCGCACCCGCGGGCGAGATGCCTGCCGACGCAGAAGACAAGGCCGCGATGAGCCCCGAGGACATGCAGCGCGCGAAGTCCTGGGAAGGCCGCATCAAGAAGCGCGAAGCAGAGCTTGCGGCGCGTGAGGCGGAACTCGCTGCGCGTGAGGCGGCACTGAACGGCGAGGGCGTCGAGATGGCCGCGGGCGGCAAGGTCTGCCAGAAGAAGGACGGCGGCAAGGTCGAGATGATGGCCGAGGGCGGCGAAGTCATGGACAACGAGATGATGCCCACCGACGAGATGACCGACCCGATGACCGGCGAAGCGCCCGATCTGTTCGCTGAAGGCGAGGGCATGGCCGACGAAGGCATGGAGGGCGATATGGAAGGCAACATGGACGCCGACATGGCCGAAGCCGACACCGCGCCCGTCTCCGACGATCCGGTCGAGCAGATGGCCGCCGACTACGGCCCCGAGATCGTCGCCGCCGTCACTGCGATTGTCGAGCGCACCGTGCGCAAGATCGTCGAGGAAATGGGCGGCGCCTTTGCCTCCGAGATCGAAGGCAAGATCACCGAGATCATGCGCGCCACCGACGAGGGCTTCGGGATGATTCAGGGCGAGATGCTGCGCTCGGTGGTCGATGACATCGATGACGTGCTCGAGAGCGACGAATTCACCGCCTGGGTGGAAAGCCTGCCCGAAGAGGAGAAGGCGCAAGCCCAGCAAGTCATCGACGCCGGCACGCCCAGCCAGGGCATCAAGCTCATCAAGCAGTACAAGGCGCGCAGCAAAGGCCCGTCGCCTGAGGACGTGTGGGCCGAGGACGCCGCGGTGGCCGTCAAGGGCAAGTCGCCCGTGCGCCTGCCCGATCGCCCGTCGATGAGCCCTGAGGACGAATACCGGGCTGCATTCAACGCCGCCTGAGCAAGACCAACATCAACCAACCAGCCCGCCACCGAGCGGGCTTTTTCATGGCCGCGCCGAACCGGCCCCACCAACCCTTCGGCACCCCGCAGCACGCTATCCAGCAAGTAGGGTAGGTCCGCGCCAGTTTTGCAGTGCAGGGACACGCACACACGTTGCGCCCCAACACGGCACGTCAAGACGGCATACGAGGCTGATGACCCCTGATGCGGAAAGAGCGGCAGCGCAACACCTCTCTGCCATTCATTTCGATAAGGAAATCAAGCCATGAACGAATTTGGCGATCTGACCGTAACGCAGGCCGCGTACTCGGCCAAGCAGCTCCTCGAGCGCGCAACCCCGTACTGCATCCTGCAACAGACCGGCGCGATGAAGCCGCTGCCGGCCAACAACACCAAGACGCTCAACCAGCGTCGCTACAAGTTCGCACCGAACAGCGGCAAGTTCTCCGCGCTGGGCGTGCCGCTGGGCGCTTCGGGTTTCATCCTCTCCGAGGGCGTCACCCCGGCCGCGCTGGACATCGTGGTCGAGAACTACGACCTCACCCTGACCCAGTACGGTCTGGTGACTGGCGTCACCGATGTGGTCGACGACACCCACATCGACCCGGTGCTGGATGAGATCTACGGCGGTCTGGGCGAAGTCGCCGGCCCGATCGTGGAGTACATGCAGTGGGAAGAGTGCCGCACCGG